TATATATAGGGGGTACCGGGGGTGGTGGTCCAGCCTACGCACTGTATATGCATACACTATAACTTCACAAGCCTAAAAAGGCACATCCGAAGGTGTAAAACTTCATAGACTTTAAAGACTTGAAAAGCTTTTAAGTGTTGGTTGTGAAATTTGGTAAGTCTGTGAAGTCTTAACAGTTGAAAACAGAAGTTTAAGTGCTTGTAATTTAATTTGAGAACCCTTTACAGACTTAACAGAACTTAGCTAACCTATTGAGCTTATGAAGTTTTAAAGGGGCGTATGGTCTTTTGTGCTAATCCTTAACCCTCTATTGAATCTATTGATGTTAATTAGTCCCTTAGAGCTCGTGAGAACCCATTAGAGAACATCTTTTTATTTATTGGTAGGTTGGTATAGGTTGATTAAAAGTGTTCTCTCTCATACTGACTTTATATACAGTAGTTTTATTCAAGACAAAAAAAAGGGCTCTAAAAAGAACCCTTTAATTTTAAGTATGTTTATTAGTTCATTGAGTCCCCCTTAAAAACTGTATTTTCAAATGCACCATGTTTTCTAATCATGCTTAAAGCGTGTCGCCTTGCGTGTTCATAACAATTAAAAATCTCACTATCAACACTTTGTACCCTTTCAATGGATTCACCACCAAAATTAAATACAGTAGTTAAAGCAACATAGAAATTTAGACTAGATTGTTTAATGCATAAATAATTCTCAATATCATGAGCGTGATTTAAAATAATCTTTTCTTTCATGGATTGATTTAGATATGAAATATTACTCATGAGAAAATCCCCACGACACAAAAAGCATAACCTATCAAAATAAATCTGATAGGTATGCTTAGAATTAACCAATACTTAAACATAAAATTTTCCATGATTAAATTCTTTTCGCTTTCGCTTTAGGTTTAGCAGTTGTTTTTGCTTTGCCCAATAGCGTTGATGGAATGCTTTTTGCTTTAAGCAATGTATCAAGCTTAGAAGTATCAGCAATTAAAGTTGCTCTTTTCTTTTCGCTATCATATGAAACAATCATTGCTCTAACCTTGCGTTGAAAATCAAAATACATTTTTTTTCTTGCAGTTGTATCGCTTGGGGCGTTGCTTGTCTCATTTGCTAAATGATAAGCAACACTATTGATACGTCTATATATCAAGTTGGTTGCATCTTTACTTAATAACTTTTTTACAAAAGCTTTTTTATTTGTAGTTTTTTTAGTCATATTTTAAGTCTTTCAATTTATTAGATATCAAGACAATTTAGAAAAGATTAATTTCTTTTCATTTCCCCAAAATACAGCAATCAAAAATTATTGCAAGTTATTTTTTTTCTATGGTCTTTTTTGTTCTTGTTTTTTTGTTTTATTTTTTTATTTTTATTTGTATATATCTTAAATTTATTTAAACCAATTTCATGTATAAAACGATTTTTGTTAAAGTCCCGGATACTATATAAACCAGGATGAGCTTTAACGCTTGGACTTATAGACACAAGAATGAGCCTTAATGTTTAACGCCTGGACTTATACGCACAAGAGTGAGCCTTAGTGTTTAAGACAAGTTAGTTATACCCGGCCATATAAACACTATGCCAATCCTCGCAAAGCCTTGTGGTTGTGGGATTTGTTGGGGGGGGTTGACAAAAATCTGGGAACGTGCCATGCTAGGAAAAGGTAGCAGAACACACAGTAGCTACATAATTAAAATAGGAGACAACCATGTTAATTATAACATATACATATAAAAACTTTAACGAACAAGGCTTTAGAGATACTGAGAGTATCAAGAAAGTTAATTCTAAAAACTATACTAAGTACTTAGACAAGGCTAAGAAGTATAACGAAGACTGCGAGAATGATATATTCATATCAGAAATTACTGATACTTCACAGCTTCCAAGACATACAACTTGTTTAACTTATACTTTACCTACGGGTTTAAGACAAGTTAATTTAAGGGCCAGAGATTTAAAACATAATCCATTAGGTAATAATCCATGGGAATGTATTTATGCATTGCCAATGAGTGCTTAAAACGAAAATGAATAATTGTGAAATTTGTAATAGCAAAGGTTGGGTAATAGCAGAGGGCAGACTTGGAGATGAAATACAAGTTTGTCAAAATTGTTTTAGATACACTTCTGATAAACAAGCATATCAAAAAGCTGGTTTAGAAATAGATATATTAAAATTTAAATGTGATGATTTTGTATTTGTTAAAGGAGACCAAAAATGAATAAAACATTAGAAGTATTTATTAAAAATATCTATGGTAATAATCTTATCTATCCAAACTGTAGTGTATCTAAAATGATGGCTAAGATTAGTGGAAATAAAACTTTAAATGATTTTACAATTAAGACATTGAAAGACAATGGCTATGAATTTAAAGTTGTTCCTGAATTAAATAAATTATAAATCTAATAGTGAGTGTTAAAGATGGGGGGCTTGACAGACCACCACGAACTATGCCACAATGGATTTAGGCTAGGCTAGACAGACTAGCTAGTCTATTTAACTATATATCTCTATACAGATACTAAACAATAATCTTTATTATTCTTTACTATATCTCTATAGAGCTTTATAGAATTAATCAGATGTAAGTTGAAAGATTCCAACGAAAGACACAAGGGATTTTGTTTTCATATTTTATCCTTGTGAAACTACAAGTCGACATAAAACACTTTCTGGTTATATGGTTTGCTAGTTCCATTTCAAAACTAGCACAGTCGTTCTTGAACGTTGCGTCCAATTATATGACTTAAAATAATATAACTGAAACTGCATGAGTTTTGGTAGTTTGGCTCTTAAAAACAAAAA